CATTATCAAGTCGTAAAGAGGAACATACAGCTATTGTAGTTATTGGTTCAAGACAACACCCTGATGATTTATACAACCACTTACTTGAGTCAGATAACTTTACAAGTATTGTAGAAAGTGCACACAACTTAACATGTGAGATACCAGAACATTTAGAAGACGAACACACAGATTGTATGTTATGGTCTAGCAAACGTTCTTTTAAATGGTTAATGTCTCGGTTGCATTCTGCTGAATCAACTGGTGGTAGACAAACATTTGAAATGGTTTATTACAACCAAGCCTACGTAGAAGGTACACAAATATTTACTATGAACATAATTGACCAATGTATGCGACCTGACTTAGTACTAGGACAGGTATATAAAAACTTATATCTTGTTGCTGGATTAGACCCTGCATCAAGTGGTTATCAAGCATCTGTATTGTGGGGTATAGACCAATACAGAGGTGAGTTATATTTAGTTGATTTAGAAAATAGACGCGGTGGTGGTATTAGAGCTGCACTAGACCAAATGGCTGACTGGACACACAAGTATGATTGTAGACATTGGATAGTAGAAGAAAATGGTTTTCAAACTGCTATACGTCAAGATGCTGCAATAAAAGAATTTACATTACGTAGTGGAATAACAGTACAAGGACACCTAACAGGTAAAAACAAACACGACCCACTATATGGTGTAGGTGCAATGGCTGATTTGTTTGAAGCAAGAAAAATACATCTACCTACTGGTGACGGAGAATCTAGTGCTAAAGTACAGAAATATCGACAACAACTGTTATACTTTGATGGAAAACCTGTTTCTAAACGAAACAAAGAGAAAACTGATATAGTTATGGCTAGTTGGTTTCCAATGAAAGTTTTTAGGCGTATGCAAAAAGAGCATGCTGCTGATATAGGATTAGACTATAATCCAAGTTATGGAGATTATAAAATGACAGATATGAACGAAGCACCGTGGGCATAGAAAAGTTAGATATTAAAAACTATCAAGAGATAGTTAAAAATGCTTCTGAACTTACGTCAGGTAAGTTAGTACAAGAACGTCAAATAAAAAAAGCTAGAATAAAAGCAATTCTTAATGGTGGTGCAGATGGTATTAAAGCATTATTAGGTAACACAATGGAAACCTCTGATGCTGATTTATTACCAGCTCCTAACATGTTGCAATCTGGTATTGACCGACTTGCACAAAAAATATCTGGTGTACCTCAAGTAAGAATAGATGTACCTAATGAAAACGATTCTCAAAGAAGTAAATATCGTGCAGAAAAATTAGAACGTATTGTTACTAACTATGATGAAAAACAAAACCTTAATTTACAATTAGCACAAGCTGCTAGATGGCTACCAGGTTATGGTTACTGTGCTTGGGTTATAACTACTAAAAGAGATAAGAATGGTTATATTTATCCATCAGCAGAATTAAGAGACCCTTACGATACATTCCCAGGAAACTTTGGACCTGACCAACAACCAAGAGAAATGGCTGTTATTAGACGTGTGCCTAGATATAAACTTGCACAAATTTATCCAGAATTTTCTAAAGAAATTTTAAAAATAGATGAAGATGATACAGATGCACAATCAGATACTGCAACTCCTTTTATGTCTTATGAAAATAACAGAGAACAAGGTTGGGAAGATAACACATATTCTGGTGTACGTATTATTGAATATTATGACCAAGGTGGTACTTACGTAGTATTCCCAGAACGTAATATGATTCTTGACTTTATACCAAACGTATTATCTACATCACCGTTTGTGTTTATGAAGAAATTTTCTTTTGACCAACTAACAGGTCAATACGACCATGTAATAGGTTTGATGGCAATGATGGCAAAAATTAACATTATGTCAGCAATCGCTATGGAAGATAGCGTATTTACAGAAACCAACATATCTGGTGAGATAGAATCAGGACAATATAGAAAAGGTAGATTTGCTGTTAACTATCTAGCTCCAGGTACGCAGGTTTCTAAACCAATGAACAACATACCGTATCAGTTGTTTCAACAAATAGATAGATTAGAAAGACAACTTAGATTAGTAAGTGGTTATCCAGTTACTGATGATGCACAGTCACCTAACTCTTTTGTTACTGGTGCTGGACTACAAGAACTTAATGGTGCAATGTCATTAATGATTAATGAGTACAGAGAAATAATAAAACACGCTATTGTTGAAATGGATGCTAAACGTTTAGAACTAGATGTAATTTTATCGTATTCACAAGAAGTTACAAAAAAACCTATGGCAGGTTATTTTAATGGTTCTGCATTTACAGAAAATTATTCTCCACTTGCTGATATAGGTGGAGACTTTAGAACAAGACGTATCTATGGTGTTATGGCTGGATTTGATGAGCCACAAAAAATTGTAACTGGTTTGCAATTACTACAAGCAGGTGTTATAGACGTAGAAACATTACAAGATAACATTGATGGTTTAGAAAATATAGCTAAGGTACAAGAACGTATACGTAAAAACAAAGCTGAACAAGTATTGTTTGACTCTATACTAGCTAGGTCTGCACAAGGTGACGCTGCAGCTACAATGGCTGCTATAGCTATTTATGAGTATCCAACTGCTATAACAGATATTATGAAACAGTTTTATACTCCTGAAGAACCACAGATGTCTCCTGAGCAAGAAATGTTGATTCAACAACAAATGATGCAACAACAGATGGGAGGACAAGGTGGACCGCCAACAATGGCACAAGCATTTGGAATGTAGTATGGATGAATATTTAGAAACAGAGTTTTGGGATATGATATATCAAGAATATGGTGTAACTGATGAATTAGACATATTATCAGAAAATGTAACTAAAATTATAAATTTACCAGAAGGTATAATTATATTAATAACAAAGGATTTTTACAATGGCAAAGAGTCGTAGAGGCGGAGCAAGACAACCTAGAAAACCAGCACCAGTAGCAGCACCAGGTCCTGGAGCAGGTGCAGGTCAAAATAGAACAGATGGTGGACCAGCTAGCTCTAAACAACCTATTCGTAGAATACCTGGACAAGATTATGGTGAAGGTAAACAATTAGTAGAACAACAACAAGCTGCACCATTACCTAATAATTTAGGTATATCAGTACCAAATCAACAAGGAATGTCTCAAAGACCTAATGTTTTTGGTGCAACAGATAGACCTTCAGAACCAGTAACTGAAGGTGTTCCAATAGGAGATGGTAGTTTTCCTATAGAAGGAAATAGTGATACAAATATATTCTTAGCTGCATTATATTCTGTAAATCCACATCCAGCTATAGCAGAATTACTAAATTCAGGTAATGAATGATATTTGGGGATTATTTTTTTGAAAAAGATTTTTTAAAAATCAAAGATAGACAAAATAGATTATATAAAAGTTACAGACAAATAGCTCAAGCTAATCCACAATTAGCAGAAAATGTTATAAACATAACAGAAAACAATCCTATGCTTCCTAAACCTGTAGTTAAAGCAGCTGCAGAGCTTAATGAAGACCCTAATTCAGATAGGTTAAACGAAATCAATTCACAACTGTATGAACAGTTTTCTAAGAAAGAAGCTGAAATCTGGGAGTTTATGAACGATAAGTATCAAAACACTGAATATGTAGACGATATGAGGTTTACAGCTGCTAACTGGATTAAAGGTGATACACAGTATGGTGTGTGGATAGCTGCAGCTGTAGACCATGTATTTGAACAAATTTCTAAATATAACCCATCACCTAATACTGGTTTTTATAAAGACGGTTTTCAGATAGATGTACAAGATAAAAACGGTAATACAATTACTGTTCCTAACCCAGATGCTCCTATGACAGGTAGAGTATGGCAATACATGTCTTCTGTTTTAGCTTATGACAAAATGTTAAGAGATGGTGTAGACCCTACTACTGCTATTAACGTACCAAGAATTGATATAAGTAAAACACAAATAGCTAATTTAGGTGTAGATACAGATTGGTCTGGAAAAATAGACAAATTAGTAGATGCATTTAAAGAAGCTCAAGATATGGCTGGAGAAACAATTTATCAAGCTATGCGTATGAAAGTAGCTAACAATGAACCTATAAACTATGACAGAGACAGGTGGATGATATTTTCAACTATTGATGCAGAAAAAATGCCTCAATACAATGATTTAGTAAATATTTATGGATATACACCAGAAAAAGCTAAAGAACTTATACATAAAAAAATTGGTGAACCAATAGCACCATTAGATACACCTGGTGAAATAAACTACTTGAGTATAGCTAATCCTAATAAAATAAACTTTTTTGCTGGTAGAAGAAACAAAGGTTTTGTTTATAGTGCTGATGACCCTTCAAGAACAGATGAAGGCTATCAACAAACAATACCTTATTCACCTGGACGTTATCAAGCAGCTTTTGTATCAGCACCTGGTACAGAATCTTACAACAAACTTTCAGGTGCAATAGATTTAACTTATAAATTAGTTCCTGAATTGCTTACAGATAAAGCTGTTGGTCAAGTAATGAATCAATTTAAAAACCTTAGACGTGTAAATAAACTTTTAGACCAAGAAACTGGTGAGGTTTTAGCTACAGGTAAAAGATTTAAACTTAATCAACAAGGTTTAAGAAAAGAAGCTGAAGAACAAATTGCTAAAGATATAGAAGGTTTATCTGGTGAAGGTCTAAAAGATTATATGTTAGGTGCTAATGCTAAATTAAAAGCTATTGATAATGGTGCAGCAAGAGTTACTAAAGCTACTAATAGAC